TAGACATGAGCTACGTAACTGGTGCAGATACATGGGCATTGGAAGCAACACCCTATGCAGCTATCTCACAATATGGCGTTACTCTTAAAGCAGAAACAACTGTAGACGTGTTGAAGATTAATGAAGATGACGTATTCAAAGGTGTAGACCTTACGGCAGAATACGTTTGGAATAACATGACTACTTACACAGAAGTATCTTCGGATGCAGACTTTGAGTTTGGTGACATCACTGTTGGTGCGAAGATCAAGTTTTAATTAGGAGTTCCTAATGCCTAAGAAGAAGAGTACAGTAAATGCTGCTGGGAATTACACCAAACCAACTATGCGTAAGAACTTGGTCGCAAAAGTTAAGGCAGGTGGAAAAGGTGGCAAGCCTGGACAATGGTCAGCGAGAAAAGCGCAGATGGTTGCCAAACAGTACAAAGCAAAAGGGGGAGGCTACAAGTAATGAAGGCTCCTCAAAAGTCCCTAAAGAAATGGGGAAAACAAAAGTGGCGTACTAAAAGTGGCAAGCCGTCTACTCAAGGTCCAAATGCTACTGGTGAACGTTACCTTCCTTCTAAGGCTATTAAGTCTCTTAGCAGCAGTGAGTATGCCGCTACAACCAGAGCTAAACGAAAAGGCACGAAGGCAGGTAAGCAGCATGTGGCTCAACCTAAACAAGTTGCAAAAAAGACGAAATCTTTTAGAGCCGCTAAGGGTGGACTTGCACGAGGTAAAAAGTGAGTCACAGTCTTGGTCTACTAGATCACATGCCTTTACCAAGTATGCCGTTTAATACGCATGTTAATACTGTATTTGAATCTGCAGATAAAGACAGGTCAAATAAAAATAACGTAGAAGAAAAAAGAGAGCCTACAAGGATTACTCCCGATACTCCTGTAGAAGACTTAAAACTCGTAAATCAAAAATACGCATACCACCCAGATCCTAACAAGCTTAGGATGCCAGACGGTCAGATAGTGGATTTTGTCGTAGCATAATAAGAGGTAGTTAATGCCCTATTTAACAAGTAGCATTCCGCATTTCAAAGCGTGGGTTCGTAGAGAATACACAAAAAACTTAGAAGAGTATCATGGAGAGTTCCTACATTGTATGGTCATTGGCGTCACTACTATGCCAAACAGGACTCTCAGCTTTCAAGTTATTTTTACAGGCTGCGAGTCTGACTTTGATGATGGTCCCAATATACATGGCGGTGCGATGTGGGCTAGATTACCTCTTGTAGCTTTGGTGGCAGATACCCCCCTAGAAGATTGGCCAGAAGAGTTACCACCGTATTTAGCACAACCTTGGGATTGTATGTCGCACCACCACAGTGTTTACAAACTAGAACGTGCAAGCCCAGCGCCTTGGATTGCAAAGGTAGATGGAGAGTTTTACCCAGCTAAGTATTACTTTACTGTAGATTATACAGACAGTGAAGTTGCAGACGACCCAGCACAACACAAACAGTCTCACGTACTGGAGTTGCTAGACGCTGGAGAATACACAGGTAACATTGTTGCATTACCCAATAACAGAGTGAGGGTAACTCACCCAGCTTGGTTTGAAACAGGAGAAGGTGCTCCAGACTTTAAACCAAACCAGCATATGTACAATTCAAAAGAAGATGTAGACTACGTGTGGAATACACAAAGAGTTTTCAATAATTTATACAGTGAGGAAGAACAATGAAAATGAAAAAGAAAGGTTATGCTAAAGGCGGCATGATGAAAAAAGGTTACGCCAAAGGTGGATTAAAACCAGCTCCAAACAAAGGTGCTGCATCATTACCTAAAGATGTTCGTAATAAAATGGGCTTTATGAATAAAGGTGGTATGGCTAAGAAAAAAGGTTACGCTAAAGGTGGTGCTATGATGAAGAAGAAAGCATACGCTAAAGGTGGTAAGGTAGCTATGTACAATCAAGGTGGAATGGTTAGATCTACTGGTACAATGAATACTGGCGTAAAAACTGCTAAGAACACGTATAAGTAAGGGATAATACAATGGCTGTATCATTACGAACATACCTAAACAATAAACTAAAAGAAAAGGGTATGACTGCTACCCAAGCTAAAAAGAATGCTGGTAAATATAAAAGCATTGCTGCAGCTAAAAAAGCTGGGTCACTTTATTATACCAATAAAGATGGTAAAGTAATGGCAGCTGTTTATGCAGAAGATCTTAAGAAAGCACCAACTACTTCACCTAGACCAAAAGCTCGCCCAAAGAAAACACCTGGCAAAGCTCAGGGTCCAACTCGTCGTGGTGTAATGACACTTGACGAAAAGATAGAAGTAGATAGAGCAAACAAAAAACCTATGAGTACTACAGAGCTGAACAGAATGGTTAAAAAAGCTATCGACGCAGCTCCAGCTAAAGTAGCACCTAAAAATAAAAGTCAGTCATCTAGATTTAATGCTTGGTTTAAAAACAATCAAAGCAAGTATGAAAGAAAAAATGGTGGCTTTAATATGGGGCAAGCAATTAAAGACTTTTCCCAAACACAACTTTATAAAAAGTAACAATACACAGGAGACACACACATGAGTAATCCATATCAAATCCGTACTGACATTTTATCTATGGCAAAAGAAATGATGGATAAAAGTTATGATACACAAATGCAACTAGCTTACAGCATTATGGAACAGTATAAAGATAATGCAGAACAAGCGTTAGAGGCTTGGCAACGTTATGTGCCAAAGATGTATACACCAGATGAAGTAAAAGCTCAGGCAGAAAAACTGTACGAGTTTGTTACAGAAAAAGGCGAAAAGTAAATGGTAGACATAGCATACAAAACAGTTTCAGAAAGTGTTACTGTTTCCTCTACTTCTGCAGGTGCAAGCGCTGATGTTTTGTATACTTGTCCAGCTAACCATGATGCAGTAATTGAATATCTTGCTGCATCTAATGGTGGTACATCTAGTCAAAAAATTACTATTGAGTTTTATCACAATGATGATACCACCTATCACCAACTAGCTAAAGCTCATTCTGTAGCTGGTAATGATAGTTATCATTTAATTACATCTAATCGTTTCTATCTTCATGCAAGTGATAAGATTGTTTGTTCAAAAGATGGTGGTACTTTTGATGTTACTATCTCAGTAAGGGAGTTCTATAATCCAAATAGGACATAACGGGGTTGCAATATTAACAATAGTATGTTATAACTAAATATATATAACTACTCCTGCACAAACAAAAAGGAGTAGTGCAATGAAAAGATGGTTAAAAGCTTTAGGTAAAGCTGTTCAAGAAAATCAACAAAGACGTGCAGATTACAGAATACTGCAGATGTTAAGTGATAAAGAACTGAACGACCTTGGTATTGGAAGGTCACAGATAAAAGAAAAAGTATATGGCGAGAAACCTCACTGAAAAGCAACAAGCATTTTTAGATGCATTGTTTAACGAAGCCGAAGGCAACCCTGTCGCTGCATTAAAGATGGCAGGGTATGCTGACGGTACATCTACGACTGTTGTTATGGCTCCTCTTAAAGAAGAGATAGCTGAACGCACTCGTGATTTTATATCAACTCGTGGGCCTCAAGCTGTTTGGTCTATGATGCAAGTAATGAGATCCCCTACCGACTTGGGCAATAAAGAGAAGATGGCAGCAGCTAAGGACTTCCTTGACAGAGCTGGCTTTGTAAAAACAGAAAAAGTCGAAGTTAAAGCAGACAGTCCTTTGTTTATTTTGCCTCCGAAAGCAGATGAAAACTAAGACTTGGAAATTACCTAAACCTCAAAAAGAAGATGGTGAATGGGAGTGGAAACCGATAGTAAGAATCGGAAGGTTTGTGCCATTTGGTTATAGACAAGACCCCGATGATTGTGATATACTACAACCAATTCCAGAAGAGCTAGAGCTTTTTGAACAGGCTAAAAAACATTTAAAGCAGTATAGCTATAGAGAAGTAGCTGCTTGGTTAAGTGAAACTTCTGGTAGATACCTTTCCCACGTAGGTTTATATAAGAGAGTTAAACTTGAGCACAAGCGTAAGAAAGAAGCTTCAGTCCAACGTTTCTATGCCGAAAGGTACAAAGAGGCAGCAGAAAAGGCGGAAAAGCTCGAAGCCCAAAGACTCGGTGCAAGAAGTAGAGTTGACACCAGCAACTCCGAAGCCCGAGCCAGTTGAAGTAGAGCAGGTACAAAGAGAAATAATCTTTGAACCTAACCCTGGTCCACAGACAGATTTCCTAGCATCAACAGAACAGGAGGTCTTATACGGAGGATCTGCAGGTGGCGGTAAGTCATACGCAATGATTGCCGATCCTGTTAGATACCTGAACAATCCAAATGCTCGAATGTTGCTTGTACGTAGAAGCACTGAAGAGCTTAGAGAGCTTATCTCTGTTTCTAAACAGTTATATCCCAAAGCAATTCCTGGTATCAAGTTTATGGAACGAGATAAAACTTGGGTAGCCCCTAGTGGAGCTACACTCTGGATGTCTTACCTTGATCGTGATGATGATGTCATGCGCTATCAAGGACAAGCATTTAACTGGATTGGTTTTGACGAATTAACGCAATGGCCTACACCCTATCCTTGGAACTATATGAGGTCACGTCTTCGTACAACCAAAGCTAGTGGGCTACCCTTGTATATGAGGGCAACAAGTAACCCAGGTGGTCCTGGCCACCAATGGGTAAAGAAAACATTTATAGATCCTAGTATACCTAATGAAGATTTTTGGGCGACAGACACAGACAGCGGTGAAATTATTTCTTGGCCGAAAGGACATTCGAGAGAGGGTGAGCCACTATTTAAACGTAGGTTCATACCTGCTACCCTATTCGATAATCCTTACCTAGCTGAGGATGGGATGTATGAAGCAAACCTGCTTTCTCTTCCAGAACATCAACGTAGACAGTTACTAGAGGGTGATTGGGATATAAACGAGGGGGCAGCATTTCCTGAGTTTAACCGTAACATACACGTAATAGAACCTTACGACATTCCAAAAAGTTGGGTAAGGTTTAGAGCTTGCGACTACGGATATGGATCTTATACTGGTGTCGTATGGATGGCAGTAACCCCAGCAGAACAGCTGGTAGTCTATAGAGAACTCTATGTATCTAAGGTTACAGCAACAGATTTAGCTGATATGATACTTGAAATAGAGAGTGAAGAGAAGATACGGTATGGTGTTCTCGATTCTAGTTTATGGCATAATCGTGGTGATACTGGCCCATCATTGGCTGAACAAATGATTATGAAGGGTTGTCGTTGGAGACCCTCTGACAGATCTAAAGGTTCTCGTGTATCGGGTAAAAACGAATTACATAGAAGATTACAAGTGGATGAATTTACTGAAGAACCCAGACTAGTATTTTTTAACAGCTGCACTAATGTAATCTCACAACTACCGTCCATACCACTGGATAAAAATAATCCAGAAGATGTGGACACAAAAGCAGAAGATCACTTGTATGATGCTTTACGTTATGGTATAATGACTAGACCACGTAGCAGCATATTTGATTTTGATGCCAGCACCCAAAGATCTGGCTTTCAAGCGTCAGATTCAACGTTTGGTTATTAAGGAACTAGTATGGAAGAAGATGAAATCTTTGAAAACGAAATGATGATGGACGATGAAACGTCTTCTTCAATTGAAGATGTAGAAAAAGATTTGTACCATGATCCACAAGCTGGTGAGATTGTTCAGTTTGTAAAAGAAAAATATGCTAAAGCTGAAACGGCAAGACAACTTGATGAAGAACGTTGGATTCAAGCTTACCGTAACTACCGTGGTATATACGGACCAGATGTACAATTTACTTCTACAGAACGATCTCAAGTATTTGTTAAGGTTACTAAGACGAAAGTACTAGCAGCTTATGGACAAATTGCTGATGTGTTGTTCGGTGGCAATAAGTTTCCAATTACTATTGATCCTACTAAACTTCCCGAAGGTATTGAGGAAGTAGTAAACTTTGAAACAAA